AAAATTATTTAGTCAAATCGCTAATACGATCCTTTAATGTCTGGATCGTTTCTTCCTTTGATTCAAGCAATCTTTCGCGAAGATCACAATTACTACATGATAAAAATTTATCATTCACTAAATGTGATTCCTGATTAGAATACTTACCTCTGATTAGCCAATTAAGGTCAACATCATTACATTTTGTGAAGATCAAATCATAATCTATAGTATTTCTTGATTTCCACATACTAATAGTATTTGGTTTAACGCCAAGAAAATTAGCGAGTTGTAAATCACTACTAAGATTGTAATGAGTCTTTAAACGATCTATTAAAAAAATAATCACAAAATTTGATTTATTTCTTGCAAAATCACATATCGTGATTATCTTTGCAAAGATTTATCACAAATGTAATACATTACAACAATGAATGTCAACACGAAAATTAAACATCCGGAAAACCTGCAGGTTAAAGCCAGGCTCACACATGGCGATATGATTGAGCTGGCACGCAAGCTTGGCCGCAGCCCCAACCACATAAGGGCCATAATGAGCGGCCACCGGCTGATGAAACCTTATGTGGCCGAAGCTGTGGCAGCCATGTTTAACGAGCGGCGCGCCGCCCTCAAAAAAGTGCAACGGGCCATTAGCCAGGATAAATAAAAAACACGCGACACGATGAAAGATCAATACACAAAGCAGTGGATCATTGACAACTCAATAGACATATTGAGCAGCTACTACGATGGCACACTCACCCTGCGCGCACTGCACTACCAGCTGGTTGGCCTTGGAATGACAAACGACACACAGCACTACAAGCGCGTGGTGAAGGCGATGATTGATGCGCGATGGGCCGGCCTTGTTTCGTTTGAAAAATTTTCGGATCTGGAGCGCGAAATGGTTGGGCAAACCGATTACGAAGAAACGGTGCTGGATGATGAGATAGAACGTGCAAAAGATGCGATACAGGGCTGGATGACATTCTATAAAAAGAACCGCTGGGAAAATCAGCCTTATTACCCCGAAATTTTTATTGAGAAAAAGGCCTTACAGGGCGTTTTTGCTCGCATGTGTAGCCAGTGGGATGTGGCACTTGGTGCCTGCAAGGGATACCCGTCGCTCACTTTTCTCAACGATGCCTACAAACGCTTCGATGCAGCTGCCACCGCCGGAAAAAAACCTGTGATCATTTACTTTGGCGATTACGATCCATCGGGCGAAGATATACCACGCAGCATCCAGGACAACATTGAGCGCATGGGCGTGATAGTGGAGGTAAGGCGCATTGCCCTCATGGAGCACCAGGTGATTGCCTGGAAGCTCCCACACGCTCCCACCAAAGACAGCGACACGCGCTCTGCCACATGGACCGGTTTTGGCCAGGTTGAGCTCGATGCCGTGAAACCAGAAAAGCTGATGCAGCTGCTTGAGGATGCCTTGCTTGATATTTTTGATCAGACCCTTTTTGAAGAGCTGCAGGATATTGAGCACCAGGAGAAGAAGCTGTATCGCGAAAACCTAAAAGACTATGTTCAAGGTCTTTGATCAATAATAAGCAACAAAAAGCAAAATTCACGCAAATGGAAAAAAAACATGTTCACATCCACATCAATATAGCTGCCTTAATTGGTGCTGTAAACATTAAACAAACCCGCAGAAGGCTGCGCAAAAGGCAAATAATCGAGTTGCAAAAGCAAATTGAAAAAGCCCTTGTACAGGCAGTTAAATGTACTAAACAAGCTATAAGTTAATGGTTGGATATTCAATTATCAAGCTAAGGTAAATGCGGCATACAATGAGCATATCATCAAAATTAAAACCTGGATTTTCATCAACAGCCTTTCGACAGCAGATTTTAAATTTCTCGATTTGCAAGGGATGCAATCCTTCTAATATGCCTGATGATTCAAAATGATTAAACACTTCAATTTCCATAAAACTACATTTTAAAGTTAGCACCACAAATGTAGAAAAATCCCGGAGATAAGCGTGAGCAGCTGGATCGAATCGGCCTCCGGGAGCAAACAAAAAAAAATGGCAATGCCCGAGTATTATCAAAACATATTGTGCGTGAGCAAACCCGAGCTAACCGACGGCCCAAACCCGGTAATGACGGTGGATGCTTATGATAGTTATGTTAGAAGATATAGCCAAGTTCGCCTGCGCATGGGCAAGGGCAAGGGTTGCCCGGCGCTGCTAAGTTTTGACAATTTGCGTGCCGACATAAAGGAGGGCTACATAGCCAAATATGGCCACCCGCGCAGCGATGGCGCCGCCGGGCTGCTGCGCCGGATGATAGAAACCGACTACGCCGCCATTGATTTTTTTGCCACGCACCGTGTGCCAGGCAGTGGCAAGCATTTGCTGCCAGACCGGCAAAAAGAATATGTGGCCAACGCGCAGGTGCTGGCAGCGCTGTCAAAAATGAGCCAGGCCAGCAAGCAAACTATCAAAGCCCTTGGAGGCAACAGCCGCCACCTGTGGCCCAACCTGGCCGAAACAGTGGCAAAGCTCAAAACCGAAACAGGCCACAGCCTGCCCGCAAACCATCTTCGCCTTAAGCAAAAGGTTGAGGATTTTGCCAGGGCCCAGGGCGACGAACGCTACCTGGTGATTATTCCCGACAAGTATGGCAATGCCAATGCCGCCAAAGTGACCGACAAGCAGCAACAAAGCACACTGCGCCAGCTGCTGCGCAAGCACCAGAATTTCGACAACGAGCAAATACGCATGTTGTACAACATCGTGGCTGAGAATATGGGCTGGGACATGATCAGCGCGCAAACAGTGGCCAACTACCGCAAAAAATGGGATATGGCCACTTATGGCGGGCGCGTGGGCGAAACAGGCTTCGACAATGCAAAAGCCATGCTTGTGAAACGCAAGGCACCAACACTGCCGCTCTATTACTGGACCGTTGACGGCTGGGATGCCGAGCTGTTGTATCAACGCACCGACATTGACAAGAATGGCCACAGCGTGACCACCTACCACAACCGCCCGACAATGGTTGTGGTGCTCGACCCAAGCCTGAAATACCCGGTGGGCTATGCCATTGGCACCCACGAAACCCCCGAGCTCATTAGGCAGGCACTGCGCAATGCCTATCAGCATATCAAGGAGCTGTTTGGCAACTACTACAAAGTGCTGCAACTGCAGAGCGATAACTATGGAGGCGGCAAGCTGCGCAGCATCTATGAGTTTGTGAGCGAAAAATACACACCTGCACGCGCTCACAATGCAAAGGCAAAAGTGATTGAACCCTGGTTCAAATGGTTTAACGAAACCCACTGCCAAATGATGCCAAACTGGAGCGGTGTGGGTGTGGCGAGCGGAAGCAGCAGGCAGCCCAATGCTGAATATCTGAACAAGATAAGGCACAGCTTCCCGGATTATGCAGGAGTGATACAGCAGTTAGATGTGTTGATGCAGATGGCACGGGGCAAGCAGCGCGAAGCCTACATCAAATCATTTGACGATCTGCCGGAGGCCGACAAGAAACCAATGCAGGTAGCTGATTTTCTGTTTATGCTGGGCGAGACAACCGGATATGTCAACAAGCTCACCGCACCCGGGGTGGTGGCCACCATTGGCGGCGAAGAAAAGGTGTATGACAGCTTTGATCCTAAGTTCAGGTTGAACGCGCATGAAAGCTGGGTATTGAAATACAATCCTGACGATACAACACAGGTGCTGGCCGTGAGTGCCAAAGGGCACAATGGCCGTCTGGAGCAGGTGGTTGGCGACAAACGCTTTCTTCTCACCGAAAAATATGTGCAACCGATGGCCTTGCGCGAGCGTGAGGAGGAGGATAGTAAGCAGCTTGCCTTAGTGAGGGGCTTCAATGCAGGGCTCAAAGCGGAACTGATTGAAGCGGCAGCCGAAGATTTTAACCAGGTGAATCAGCTCTTTGAGGCCAATCCAAAGCTTAATAACACCCTGGCAAAGCTTGTTTTGGTTGACAGCAACGGGCAGCACAAGGATCAAAAGTCGGGCTTGCGCCTGCAGGCAGCTAAAAAACAGCTTGACCGCCAGGCAAAAAAAGACGAAAACGATGCTGCAAAGCTTTGGCAACGCCAACAGGAAGCCTACCTTGATAGTAAAGTGAATGTGAACGAATACATTGAATCTTAATCCAATAATGTTGAATTAAACCAAAAAAAAGAATGGAAAATTCTACCAAACAACAAATCATGGCTGCTGTTGAGCAGTTTCTTACAACCCACGGGATGACGGCCACCGACTTGGCCAAGCGAGCCGGGGTGAACAACACCTACCTGAGCACCATGCGCCAGGGACAAACGCAGATAGGCGCCGGGCAGGGCAATATGGTTGACATTGCCGACAGGTATTACGAAATGCTTGCCAAATACATTGATTTCAAGCTCACGAAAACCTATTGGCAAACAGTGCCTACAACGCAGTTTAAGCAGATAATAAGCACACTCGAAGATGCACGCGAATATGGTGCCACCAATGTGGTGATAGGCGAAACAGGCAGCGGCAAAACCTTTGTGAGCAAGATTTTCCAACGCAAATACCCAATGGATTGTTTTGTTGTAAAAGTTGGATCGAGCGACAACCTGGGCGATTTGATTGAGAAGATATGCGAAGCGGTTGGCAGTGTCACGATCGAAAAAACGAAAAGCAAGACGTTGCGTGCCATCGTGAAAAGGCTTCAGTTGTTGAAAATGGACGGTTTTAAGCCCACTGTGATCTTTGATGAGGCCGAATATATGAAGCAGCCTGCTTTGTGCAACCTGAAGGAGCTTTACGACGCCCTGAACGGAACATGCAGCCTGGTGCTCATGGGCACAGAGCAGCTGAGCAGAAACATTGAAAAAATGCGCCGCAAAAACCGCGACGGCATCCCCCAGCTATACCGCCGCATAAAGTTTGGATACAGACCGCTCAATAGCATTGACCGCACTTATAAGCTCTTTTTTGCTACCGGCGTTTACAGTGCCGAAGTGATGCGCTTTTTGCGCGAAAACTGCGAAAACTACGGCGAGCTGCACGATGTGCTCGTTCCGGCATTGCGCGAAGCCGACCGATCAGGCCAGGAACTCACCGTGGAGCTCATCCGAACCATGTTAAACATGCCTAATATATAAGCAATGACACGGGCATATAGTGTTGATGATATTCTTAAAAAGAAACACAAGCTCATAGAATGGGATGGCGATTGGTACAATGCATTTGGCTTGGTTGGTTGGGTTGGCATTTGGTTTGTCTGGGGAAATTCAGGCAATGGAAAGACCTCATTTATCATCCAGCTAATGAAAACCTTGTCTCAATTCTTTAAAATTGCCTTTGTAAGTCTGGAGGAAGGGTCTGACTTTACCGTGCAAAAATCATTCTTAAAACACGGATTGCAGGAAGCGCGCAAGCGAATTATTGTAATTGAGGATGAAACTATCGAAGAGATTGAAGCGCGAATGCTTAAACCAAAAGCACCCCACGTGTGGATTATAGATAGCTTCCAATACACCGACATGAATTATAAGCAATACCGCGAGTTTAAGCACCGGCACCGAAACAAGCTTATAATTCTGATTTCACATGCCGATGGTAAACAACCAATGGGTCGCAGCGCAAGGAGCGTGATGTATGATGCGGCGCTTAAGATCTGGGTTGAAGGCTACAGGGCAATGAGCAAAGGCAGATACATAGGACCAAATGGAGGAATATATACAGTGTGGCCTGAGGGCGAACAAAAATATTGGGGATCATAAAACATGAAAACAGAAACATTAAAGAAAAACAGGGCGCAAAAGCAGCTCGAGCTTGCCGGGCAGGTGTGCGCAATCTTGAAGAAAGACGAACATTGGATAAGCAATGTTAAATTTGAAACAGCCTGCCTGTACATGGAAGGCCTGCTGGATGGCAATGATGCTATTGCACGGGAATTTCTGCGCGAGAAGATGTTTTGGGGCTGGTGGAAACAGCAATGGGCCCTCATTGACGAGTTGTGGATAGCGCGTGCCGTAAAAACAAGCCTGTCGCCTGAGCTGCTTCAGGCATGGTATATGAAGATGCATCTGGAGCTTGATAAATATCCGGATGATATTGTGTGGGAACAGGTGAACACCAACTATATGCAGATGGTGGCAGCAATCATCGAAAAAAACGCGAAACAATGATGATAATGCGATTAGTATCAAACATAATCTACAAGCCATTGTTTGCCGCGATCCTCAAAAGACAGATAAAAAGCGCAAACAAATGGCAGCAGCTCACCGGATACCGCTATATCATCATGCTGTGGAACGGCTGGCCCAGGACATACCGCAAGAAGGACCTGGAAGAAAAGATCAAACGCCGCCAGTTTGGCAAAAACATAAAGATAACCGATCTGGAGCGCGATGCACTATACATCACTCAGCTTAAAAAGAAACATCAATGAGCAATCTTCACAAAAGGGGAAAATTAGAGCTTGAGAATAAAATTGCAAGCCTCAATAAAAGAATTGATGAGTTATCGAACAACAAAACAATAGAATTGGAAGAGAGAATAAGCCAAATAGCTGCGTTGCAGCATAAGCTTGCCTGTACTATAACAAGGCTTGCCCTTCTTAAAGGGCAAACAATTCAAGAAGTAAGTACACTTAACTATAAACCTTAAAAACTGTTTTAAAATGGATTTACAAAACCTTTCACCCGAAGAAAAACGCAAAATGCTGGCCGATCTGGAGGCCGACGTAAAAGCTGAAGATGCCCGCAAACGACGCGAGAAAAAAGCCTATGAAGCCATGCGGGATCAAACTGTGCGCAAAATGTTTAAAAAGCTTGAGAAGCTTTCCAAAATGATTCTTGATACAAAAAGCGAAGCTTTTGAAACTTTTGAAACAATTCTCAATCTAAAAAGAGAACTCTACCAGGTTGGCGATGCCCGCTGGCAATCGCAGCAAAGCCACACGTTTACCACAGAGGATCAAAAGATGAGCATTATCATCGGACACAACGTGATTGACCGCTGGGACGAAACAGTATCGGCAGGCGTTGAATTTGTGAATAAATGGCTCAATTCCCTGGCAAAAGACGATGAAAGTGCTGTGCTTGTGGATATGATACGCGATTTGATGAAACCCGACAAAGAAGGTCAATTGAAAGCAAACCGTGTGCTGGAGCTTGCAAAAAAGGCCGATGAGATTGGCAATGCCGACCTTAAAGAAGGCGTTCGCATCATCCGCGATGCTTACCGTCCGGCCAAGACAAGCACCTTCCTGAAGGCAAAATACAAGGACGAGCTTGGACGCGATCAGTGGTTGCCACTTAGCATGAGCGCCGTATGATCAGGCTCTTTATCACTGCTTACCTGCAGGTGGCTTTGGTATCGGCAAACACCTGGTTTGTGGCTCAGGGAGCTTGGGCAGGTGTGGCCGTGTGCAGCTTCGGCATCAGCTATGTGTGGACACTGAATGTGAAGAAAATAAGCGCATCAACCACCATGCAGCGCATTGCCTACAGCAGCGGTGCCATGCTTGGTGGTTTGACTGGTATGGCGCTGAGTATGTTCATATCAAAAACAAAATTGCCATGACAAGCCAGCAAATACTGATGGATATTGCCCTGTTGATGACCTTTACCTGCATTGCATTGTTGGCGGTGATAGCATTAGCAATTTTCATACACTACAAAATAATAGCGGAATCAAAATGGAAGCAACAAAAGGACAACTAAGGATATTTCATGCAATTTTAGCCAAGCGGGGCATTGCCGACATGAAATCACAATTGGTGAGCAGCCAAAGTGATGGTCGCACAGAACACGCCTCGGAGCTTACGGTGACTGAATTGTCAAACCTTATCAAGCGGCTGCAGCTGGAGCCGGAGATTAGGTTTGACAGTGCTAAAGAAGCCGAAAACAGGATGCGCCGCAGGATACTAAGTTTATGCTATTCAATTGGCTGGACAATATTAAACAGAGAAAAAAGCAAGCAGGAAGTTGATTGGGCAAAACTGAATGCCTGGCTCGTTAAATATGGATACTTGCACAAACTTTTGAATGAGTATAACTATCATGAGCTTACTAAGCTGGTAACGCAGTTCGAGAATTTTACAAAAACAGAGATGTTATGAAAAAATATAGTCTCACATCGGTAGCCTTTGATGGCGAAGTGGTTTTTGAATTCGATGATGCGGGCTTATTACTTCGTTTTGATATGAGCCAGGCGAGCTTGAGTGAAGACCAACAGCTATTTATTTTACGTAAAATTCCACGCGAGTTGTCAGAAGTGCAACGCGTGATTGCTAACAGCGACACTGCTAAACTGACAGAAATTGATACAGAAGTGAGTTTTGAGGCCTTCTGGAACCGCTACGACGAGAAGATACGCAGCAGTAAAAAAAAATCTTTGAAAATATGGCATCGCTTGAGCAAAACTGATAAAATTAAAGCCTTCAGATTCATCCAAAAATATGAAATGAGTCTTTACCAGGGCACAGCCAAGAAGTATGCAGAAACCTATCTAAACAGCGAGTTATGGAACAATTAAGCAACGAAGCCAGGCTCAAAGCACGCCGCAGGCGCTACCGGCTTCACTACATGATACGCAAAGCCGGATTTAGGCTCAACACTTCCAACAGAACCATTTACCTGTCTGCCACCTGCAAACAAGACAATAAACATGTGCTGATACTGCACCGCCAATTTTGTTATGCACTACAAACTGTAATTGAATAAAGAAATGAGCAACTTAGTTTTACATAAAAATCAGGCCGATGAGCAGATACTCATGCGGCTGCTGTCGAAAAAGATCAACATCACTCTGGCTTATGATGAGCTCAAGAGTCTTGATCAGATTGTTAAGCACTGGATTGTTAATCAGAACCTGTCCGAAGCCGATATCTATGAGCAAGCCTTGAGGCAGGCAGTGCTGAAGGTGGTTGAAACAAAGTTCAGGCCACGGATTTTCCGACTACCAAAAACCGTTACACTGAAGTTTGACCTTATGCAGGCTTTTGTGCTGCATCAGGTGCTCGAAAACATAATCTTTGAGCAATCTTCGTTCGAGATCAATGTAGCAACGCGTGTGTTTGCGCAGATTGACAAGCAATTATGATGATGATTGACCAGGAACAGCAAAACGAAATGCTTGAGCATTTGCGCCAAATCACTACCGATGCGCAACTAACCACCACGGGCAATATGCCCCACCGCCTTGCCAGGATACACGCCACAGCACAATATTTGATCATGCTTATTGAAGAAAACCAGCAACACGAAGAAAATGGCTTACAAGAACGACAACCGGCTGCGCCGGATCATCCGCATTCAGGAGATAACGCTTGAACACACCAAACGGGGTGTTACGCAGGAATGGGTATATCAAAACGTGATAAACCCCGACTATTGCATCAGCAAAACCACGTTTTATAAGTATCTTGGCATGAACGCAAAAGCAACGATTAAAATGCCCGCCGATAAGCGGCCTAAAGCCACGAAAAACAGCTTTGACTGGTCGCGCAAGCGCTTAAAAAAAGACAGCGACAACGGTAATTCAAAAATTGACTAATTTTATCACAACAATCAAAAAAAAATCTCACACATGAAAAACACCTTCATTTTAGCACTCTCAATCGTGCTGCTGGCAGCCTGCAGCAGGCAAATGCCGCGGGCAGATCAGGCAACAACACAGGCAACCGACAGCTTGAAACTATTGCTCGAACAGATAAATCAAAAAATTGACAGCCAGCAAACACAGCTAACGCTTATAAAAGCAAGGCTTGACCGGCAAAATCAAAAAGACCTTGGCATTGTGTGTTTTATTGGCAACACACGCCCCGAAATACGCCGCTACTGGCTGCTCAATGTGGACGAACAATACATTGGCGAGGGTGTGTATGCCGATGCAGAGCTTGATTTTTTGTCCATCCGTCCGCCGGTTGGCACCGGAGCTCCCTATTTTGCAGCATCATTTAGCCCCGGGGGCAGCTGCATCGAACACTCGCAGCTTATCAGCGCCGACGATTTTGGCGTTTACATTCAACGCTTCAAATACCTTGGCTTTGAATACAACAAAGCATTGGATGGATGGATGAACCAGGCCGATACAGACCATGTGTGGTATATGGAAGCCTACCACCCCAACTATTTTGTGAGCTGCGCAACGGTGAGCTATCGAAGAAAGATGATTGGTAAATAATGCAATAAATCTGATAACACCTGTGTATGCACCGCCACAAGTGGTATATACACCGATGTTATCAGGCTTTAAAAAAAAAACTTGACAAATCACCAAACTGTTGTATTTTTGCCCCTGCATGACATTCATATCATTCTTGGGCAAAAATCAATAAATCAATTTTTGACAAGATAAAGGGAACGCCCCTAATGGTGGTTGGAACGAAAGAACCAACGACTTAAACGCCCAGCGTATGAGTGTCATGCACACCTACGGGGGGCGTTTCTTTTTATCACAATTCTTTTTAACGCATGACAAAAAAGAATGAAAAAGAGGCTATGAGCCTCACCGTAACCGAAGGTTTGACGGTTACCATCCTGCCCAGTTCAGACCACGAGTTTTTAATGCCGACTAAAGAAGTTGCAAAAGGCTATGGAGCAACTGAGTATTCCATTAGAATGGCAAAAAAAAGAAATCATGCAGAGCTAATTGAGGGTAAGCACTTTATTAGCAACGTAACAATTAGTCACGCTGCCTCCCCGGGCTCGTCCATAGGCACCATGTGGACCAAGCGCGGCATTGTTCGATTAGGCTTTTTTATAAAGAGCCAGCGGGCACGCTTATTCCGCGATTGGGCAGAGGATTTGATCATTAAAGTGGATGAAGCTAAAGATTTGTTTGGCAATCGTGTTCCTGAGGTCAGGAAGTCGTTGGTAGGCAAAGGTAAGCACAACCGGCTTTCGCCACCGCGTTTGATTGATTTGTTGGCCGATGTTGCTTTGATTGATAATCCAGAACTTCGCCACCGCATTATTGATAAGCTGTTGATGAAAGGAGGCCAGGCATGAGAGAAGATGCAAAAATTAAACCGGGAAGCGAAATTACATTGAAGCTTATGAACGTAAACGAAAAGCTATTGGCAGCCAAGGCATGGTGCGCAGCAGAATATGGTGATGCCTGCATTATGTATGATATACTGAATAATATAGAAGCACAAATGGATGTGTGTATAGAAGAATCGTTTGCCAGGGAAGGAGGCCGCTCATGAACCAGGCCAGCGAAGCGGTGCACATCGTAACATCGGCAGCTGAGCCTGTGTTTTTTCAGGAGTATCTGCACGAGATGTTTGTGGCCTATTTTGAGGCTAACGATTGCCACAACAAAGAGGACAAGAGCAACGTGATCACCACCTACCGCACGCTGCGCGAGTTTTTGCGCGTGCTCGACGAGCAGGAAAAGAAACACTGACAGAGTCGTTATTCAACAAAAAAAAGCCATCCGCTTCGGGTGGCTTTTTATTTGCACAAAGGCAAGCAATAGACTAATTTTGTGGCCAAAATAAGCAATAAAATGACTGATTTGACACATGCTGCAAGTGGCGGCGGCCTCACATTTGAGGATTTCAAGCATGAGAATGGCATCACCTATTGGTGGGCATCGGACCTGATGCGCATGTTGGGCTATCCGAATATGCGTGCTTTTCAGAAAGTGCTCGACAGGGCTACCAAGGCCTTTGTTTCGCTCAACATACCACATTATGAGAATATCATTGCCGAGCAACGCACCATTGAAGGAGCGGCGTGCCAGGACTTTAAATTGACACGATTTGCCTGCTACCTGAGCGTGATGAACGGAGATCCAAAAAAAGTTGAAGTGGCACAAGCACAGGCCTATTTTGCACAACAAACAAGAAAGTTTGAGCTCTACATTGAAAACAACCAGGAAATTGACAGAATCTTGATTCGGGAAGAGCTCACCGAGGGCAATAAATCGTTGAGCTCGACAGTTCATCAGGCAGGCATTCAAGATTATGCAAGATTTACCAATGCCGGATATTTGGGCATGTACAATATGCCATCGTGGCAATTGGAGCGAAAAAGAGGCATTAAAAAAGGAAAGCTGATGGATTTTATGGGACGAACAGAGTTGGCAGCCAACCTGTTTAGGGTTACACAAACAGAAGAGAAAATCAAAAGCAGTGGTGCAAAAGGGCAGGCAAATCTTGAGCAAACACACTTTCAGGTAGGCAAAGAGGTGAGGGAAATCATTCAAAAAAACGTTGGAAGAAGTCCGGAGAATTTGCAGCAGGAAAAACAACTTCCGGAAGTGAAGAAAGAGCTCAAACAAGGCTATAAGAAAATGCTCAAAGAAGAGAAGACTGAAAACAAAAAGAAGTAGCACAAAAAAAGCCACCCATTGCGGTGGCTTTTTTTGTTAATCAAAGAGATCGAGATCGGGCACTGGTGGTCTGGTGCTTGTGGCAATGGATGCCTGCAGGCTGAGTTTATCAACGGTGGCCTCGCCAATGCTTGGTTTGTGCAGGCTGTCGGTGTAGGGGTCAACAAGGCAGCTGTATTCAATCACGTGCAGCTTAAAATATTGCGTTGCTGCCGGGCGCAAGGCTTTGAATTTGAGCGGGCTTGTTTCGGCACTTGCCAGGTTGTTCATCACAAAACGCACGGCACGCAGCAGGCGCAGGTATTGCAGCCCTGGCTGCAAATCGGCTGCATAGCTGGCAGTGAGCTCGCCGGGGTCTTGCACCACGCTCAGCTGCAGGTTTAGCACATCGGAGCTGTTTGGCTCGCCTGGCACAACGGCAAAGTTGATGAGCACAGCAGGCAAAAAAAGTTCAAAATTCTCCGGATCGTCGGCCTGGCCATAATCAATGTCAATGGTGCGTGGCACTGGCAATCCGCGATCGGTAAAAACCTGTGTGTTTAAGTTGAACGTTTCGATAATTTTTTGATAGAGCGTTTCCATGCTTAGCTATTGTTAAATTGTTTGATAACCCTTAGAAATTCTGCCTTGACAAAGCGGTTTAGTTTTTGCTCAAGCGTTGCCGATGCACCCATGAAACGGCGTTGCGGCATATTGATATTGAGCTGTCGCTTGTGGGCGCTAACCACGACTGTTTTTTCTTTGTTGCCCCGTTTTACGCGGCGTGAGTGCTCGCGCACGTTCTGTTCTATCTTACCGCGAAATCCATCGTTGTGTATCCTTGCATAAGGCACATCACTGCCAATAACAATCTGATTTGGCGAAACGCTGACAATGCGCACAGAGCGCCTTAGCCTGCCGCTTTTGACTAAGATGGCACGTCCGGGCCTTTCGCGTTTTTTGCCCCATGCCGGTTTTGGGTTTCTGGGTTTCCAGGGATGTGTTGTATGATCAACCCAGTTTTGGGCTCTGAAGCGGTCCATACTAAAGTTTACGGCCACAACTGCAATGCTGTCGGGTAGGGTAGTCACCAGTTGTTTCAGGCTTTCAACCAGTGCATTGAATTCAGCAGTTTCTTCCATGCGGTGTGGTTTATTGTTGATAGGCTGTGTCAACATTGGCAATCACACGCAAAAACATATTCCTGAACCAGTTTTCGAGTTGGTTTTCGTCCATCTGCTGCAGCTCTGTTTTTTGGGTGTTGATGCCACCCTTTACGAAGCTGTCAATGTTCACGGTGAGGCTTTTGGCTGGTTGTGCAGCCTGGGTTATTTCGCCGGCTTTGTCGGGCAGTTTCTTTTCCGAACCGGCTGTATCAGACGTTGGTGTTTCGGCTGCAAAGGGGCTGTTGGCTACCTGAGCACGCTTGGCCTGGCTTTCTTTTATCAGGTCGTTTATCTCGCCAATTGATGCAGCTGCAGTGTGATATTGGGTATAGCGGTCAGGATTAAATGCCTTATAAATATTGTTTTTAAACGCTTTGTTGGCCTCGAGTTGTTCGTAAAACAAGGCGCGTCGATCCTTGGCATCAGCTATCATATCGCCATATTCGCGGTCGGTAAGGTTTTCGGGGGTGATTAGGCTAGCATGTTTATCTCTGATGTTGGATGCAGCCTCACCGGTGATGGTCTTTTTGTAATGCTCAGGTGTCATAAGCCATCTTACGGATGAATGTACTGCTTCGGCCAGCCAGGATTTGAATGGGATCATATCCTTTCCTATTTGTGCCCACAACACACTCGTTCGGTTTTGCAATTGATCGTTGATGTAGTTTATATCATCGCGTGCAATTTTGGTAGCTTTTACAAGGCCAAGTTCGGCATTGTCGAAAGTGTCGAAAGCCGTTTTAAGGCCTTCGGTTTTGTCGGTAGCGGCCTGAATGAATGCAATAAGACCTTCGCTGCCCGTGAACTGATTTTTAAGTGCAATAACCGAACGATCATCGGTGAGGCTGCGAAACTTTTTGTTGAGCTCGATCAAAATATCATCAGCCTGGCGAAACCGTCCGTTCACGTCGTACATATTGATGCCAATGCGTTCAAAGGCCTTGATGGTTGTTTCCTTTGTGAGATCGTTAAACAGCGATTTGGTGAGTGTCGAAGCTTCGTCAACGCTTTTAACCTTGGCTGTAAATAGTGCAAAAAGCTTGTTGGCAGTGTTAAAATTCTGGTTGGCCGATGCTGCCGATCCGGCATAAGTGCTCATCACCGATGCAATCTGATCGTAGTTCGTTACGCCCACTTTCACGGTCGCAAAAGCCGACCGGTTAAACTCATCGAGTTTGTCGAGCCCAAAGCGGTAGTTGGCCATTGCCTTAGCAGATCCTTCGATCCACTTGTTGAAATCGGCCTGCATGAGGTTGGCAAACTCTCCTTGCTTGCGAACGATCACATCCACCTCGCGCCCATATTTGCCGGTGGCCGACTGCACATCAAAGAAAGCTGTTGAAGTGGCAGAGTGGTCAAAGCCCTTGGTGTATGCCGCGCTCATAACCATGTCTTTGAGTTGTGAGCGCTGGCCATCGGTTTTGTCAATGTTGAGCATGGCTAATTGTCGCCAAACCCCCGAAAACCTTGCTGCCTCCTGCATTGCAGTTGAAGCGCCTTTGAATGCGACGGCAATAGCAGCTCCGGCCAGGGCAACAGGACTAGTAAGCGCGGCAAAAGCAGCTCCAAGCCCGGGTATTTTGTCGCCCAAATCGCTCAGGTGTCCTGCCCACCTGGATTTGAGTTGACCAAACTTATCGCCTAATCGGTTGAAGTGCTGACCAACCTTGTCGAGATAACCGCGTGTCGTTTTTTCAAAGCCCGACATGTGTGTGTTGGCATTGTTTTTAAAGTCGGCCAACTGATTTTTCATCTCGCGCACGTTTTGGTTCAGGTGCTGCTTAGCCTCAGTAATGGCGGTTTTCATCCGGTTTTTAACCTCGAGCACGAGGCTAACTTTAGCTTGTCCGTCCATGATTTGAAAATTTATTTGACATTTCTAAAATTTGACTTATTTTTGTGCTTTGAAAATGCCCTGAGTTGCTCCGGTTTGCAAAACCGGCACGGTGACTCAGGGTGTTTTCTTTTTGATAAGCTTCGTAGCATCAAAGTTATCTGAGATATAGTGTATGCGAAACTCGTTGTCACGGGTCTGCATCACGTTGATATACGAATCAATACCACCAACCTTTGTTTTGTAATAATGCCACTTGATCACGTTTGGATGCGATCCATCGTCATAGCTCCAGTCAAGATAAACAGCATCTTTCATCACATCCGGAAGTTTTTGCAGCATTGAGGCAATAATTTCGCGGTATTTATGCGGTTTGCCAAGAATTGTTTTCACGTCGCTGCGCCGAAGTGTGATATGTTTAAATTGTTCCTGAGATGATTCAAACACATAGCCTTTTTCCTGGTTCACATGTTTTTTTGTCCAGACTTTGGCCTGATCTATTGTAACACGATGCTGCAGCCTGATGGCTTGCTTTAAAACATCGTCCGGAATGCCAATGTAGTAAGGGTGTTGCTTTGGATAGATCATCCCTGTTTTAGCCAGGTTGGTTTTGAACATCGAATTGATTGGCACATCGGGTACTGAAGCTGTTTTGGTATGCTTCTTCCCTGCTTGTTGCCGTGCATTGCAACGACACCTCCACCCATTTGGAGGGTAATAGGTATCCCAAAACGGATCGTCTATTTCTGCGGTAATTCCATCGAGCAACTCGTGATCAGGGCGTACGCGTTTGTCGCCGACAGTTTCGTAAGTTAACCACGGGTTGGCTTCGGCCCTGCTCATAAACTCCTGCCAGCGTGCCGACATGGTTGCCGACCCTATTGCGTGGTCGTATTCTGTTAGCAGCCAGTTCTTGTTGTAGGTTGCATCTATTTTTCTGACAGCCTCCTCAAAATCGGCAAACGACCTTGTTTTGCCCTGATCGTCCTTGAGTGCAAGGGTGATATCGCGCAGTTGCTGGTAGTCTTTAGCTACAGAAAATGACCAGGTGTCGCGTGTGAGCCGGGCAAGCATTGCGGCGTCAGGAGTTGTGTAGTCAACCGATAAAAGTGTTTGTCCATAGCCATCGGTCACAGCATCGCCAAGCTTGCGCTGGTAGGTTCTTGCAATTGCGGATGAGTCGATAGTATGTTTGCGTTCATACACATCTTTTGCAAGGCTAAGAACGAGTTGTTCTAATTCATTGCTGTTGGCAGCAGTTGCCACCGGATGAAAACCGCCGCAACACTGACAAGGCTCATAAAGTTGAATGGGATCGGCCTTGGCCTTTGGGACAATCCCTATCGAAAATTTTGCCAGAGGCTCTTCGGTTGTGTCGGTTCTTGTATTTGAGCCTGTTTTTCACGTGGCTTGACAATAGGAATGTTGAAAGTTTCGCCCACCCAGTTTTGATTAATCTCATAGTGATTCAATGCTGCATTGACAATGTTCCAGTGATCCTTGAGTGTGAGATCCTCGCTGCGGTCGAATATAAACTCATCATCATCTGTAAAAGCAAAACCATGACTTGCAAGCAGCGGTATAACAGTGTCATTGACAAAGAACTCGATTGACATTCTGTCGTTTTCGGATATCTTGTAGTCCAATGTGCGCTCGTGCACTTCGGACTGGCTTCGTGAGCTGCCATTGTCGGTGAGCATTGTGCCGCCGAGCAGACGTTTTGATATCTCCTCATTGGCTGTTTTTATCTGTTCCTGGAACACTTTGTAGGGGTCGCCTTTGGTGGCCTGATCGTGAATGGTGATCACCGTTCCTTCGGGCAGCACGGCCTGCGCACTTTGACCCAATGCCTTAAGCATTGTTTCAATGCGGTCGAGCTGTTGTTTGTCGGTTTTGTTCGTTGTGGCAGTGATGAGTGGAACGCCATATCGCTCACTAAAATCAGCCCATGTTTGCTGCGCGTTCCTTTTCCAAATGAGTTGCGGTATCACGTCGTTGAGCAGGCCAAAGTAGTCATCTGGAGAAAACTCAATCACATGATCTTTAAAGGCGGGGTTTTTGTAGTCGGCAAATTTATCGCCAAACACTTCAAAATAAATTCTGCCAAGTTGTGGAGCAATGTTTCTTCGCGGAATGACAGACCATTTCATAGTGAGCGGATCAACGAGCTCGAGCACTGTATATCCTCTCAGGAAAGCATCAAAAGAGCTTGCAAGAATTTTATGAAACCAGGCCTTGTGTAATAGGCTGGTTTTTTCGGGCACTTCTTTGCCTGTTTTTTTGCTGCGTACAATAAACCTGTTTGATAGGGTTGCAGCCTTACGCACCTGAATTGTAGCCTTCAGGTGGCCATCAGTCATCAGGTTATCAACTAAGTCCTGGTATGGTGCCCAGCGCGGATTTTCCGGATTATCGGCTGTGGTAAGTGCTTTTCTCCATTTCTGTATATCAGCCCTGCTTCTATCTGTAAATTCCTTTGCAAGACCCATAATGATTGCCTTGTCCTGCTTTTTAAGCGTTGTTGCCGGTTGTGCTTGAGAAATAAACCCAAACTCCCAATTTTTTTGTCCTATTGAAATTTTCATATCAGTACCTGTTATCTTCTGGTTTATGTTGGCTCCAAATTCTTACATCATAAGAGGGCTCACCTTTTGCATCGGTAATAAGAGGCAAGTTGCATGGTTTGCCCGATTGCACAGCCTCCAGCCATTTGATTGCGTCTGCATACCGAAGTTCCCGGGTCTTTGGAATGTTGTTAGGGCTTTCTTTCGACCAGAGGTGATACAACGCGATATCAATCACAATCATCACGATGAATTTGTCACGCTCGTCATCGTCACTATCGTTATGAGCCTGTTTAAAAATCTCTACAGTGTTATACCTTGCCGAAAGGTGATTTTTTATCTGGCTGATAGCCATTTCTTCGGCAGTCAGAAATTTTGATTTAGCCAAAGTTGGGTCGAGGATGCGTGCCACTTCGGTGCGCACCTGCACGTCCCAGTCGGTTTCTTTTAAAAAATTCATGTCAATATCTGTTTTTAGAAAAGGTATTTAATGCAGCTCTGGAGGTTAGACGCGGCTCAAACTTCTCAACAAAAGCAGCCCTGTTGCATTCTGAGAAAGCTCCTTCAAGGGCATCAGGCCCATCCTTTGCGGCTTCTGTTCCTTTTTGAAAAGCAAGTAATTGGTCGCGCAGTTCAATTTGGTCGTAATTGTCTTTTTCGTCAATGTTGAAAAACACATTGAGACGCTCAAAGAAAGCTGACAAGGCTTCAATACGATCATCTTTATCAGCTTTAGGTCGTTTGTTGGCTGTGACAGGAATGTAGTAACCACGATTATCGCCAACCTGGTCGAAGTCTGTTACAAATTCGTCCATTGCAAAAAGCCCCTCGATCATGTATTTGATGGGGTAACTTAATAGCTTCTTACTCTCATTCAGGTCATAAAGCCAGTTGGCAAGTGCATTGCGTGATGCCTGACGTAGAAAGCCGTGAATGATATCGAATTCGCGGCCAATCTTACCAACGAGCCACATGCCCTTGTAGGCGGCATTGGTTTTGTAAGATAAGTCGCCATAGAAAATAAGGGCGTCGTATTGATTAAGCCTAAGGAGCTTTCTCCATTGAAAATACTCAGGTTTAAATACGCGCCCATCTTCGATATGCACGTGCATGAATTCGCGCATGAATGAGCGGTAAGGCGTGTCGCGAAATTTCTTGCGCCAGTAATCAGCCGATGCTTTTTCTGGCCACTCAGGTTCAAAGCTTTGTAGATCCTTGACAGCGCAGACGGTTAAAACATGAAAAATACTTGATTCACCCTCGTGTTTTGCTTTTTTTTCGGAAGCCTTAAAAAAGGTTTTTAAACGGTTTGTTATGCTTTTTTTATGGGTGTTGTTGTTGGCAAACACAAAACGTTCAGTACCACCCTCCATGTTGTCAAAAGCTCCCCAAACGTCTTCGGTAATGTAGTCAACCGAATCGGCCATGAGTCTTTCATTTTTGAAGTGCCGCCTGTTGTCAACATCATCCACAGCGATGTAATCAGGCCGGTCGGCTCCTTCGCGTGCACCGCGTGGATTTTGTCCAAACCCGATTGCCTGAAACCTGACGCCATCGGTTGTTAGAAAATCTCCGGAAGCCCAGTCGCCCGTTTTAAACTTCTCGCCATAATCATCAATCAGCCGTTTGTTGTATTGCAGCTGCGCCTGAATGCCACTCAGAAGTTTTTGTGCTTTTGGTTCAGTTTCGCCAATCAGGAGCATAAATTTTAAATCATTCATCACAAACATCAGGAATAGCGGAATTCCCATGTCAATATGAACGGATTTGCCTGCACCTCTGAATAGTTCGGCTAAAAGCCTGATCATTCTGTTGCGAATGATAAGATTGGCTAATTTGGCATGAAACCATGCGCTTTTTACCTTGGCATAATTTGGGAAGTAATACTCAAACCATCGGATATAGTTTGCCTCAAGATGCTTTATCCTGGCAACTTTTTCCTTTGAGCTCTCGTTGAGCCTTATATTAGTTGCCTTGACTATTGCTTGACAATGCTTGTCATAGTCTTGAACGAAAGATAAGTATTTATTGCTGCTCACGACTTATGACTTCTTGAATGTATAGCTTGTGAAATTTTAGAAACTCGACGCATATAGCCGGATCAATATCCGACATCCACTTGTCAAAGTCCTTCAACACATTGATCACGATGCGCGGATTGATACGTTTATCAATCCTGTCAATAGCTGCAATAATCTTAGATAGCTTATCAGCATTGAATGTTGATTCTTTGCCTTCAGAAATAGTTAATGCTTCGTTTAGCAGCAACTCTTTCAGCTTTAGCGGAGTCAGCATGACGAACGAACGTTTTTCGTCCCATGACTTTTCACCTGACTCTCCTTTCTTCCACTTCACAAGCGTTTGCTCACTAACTTCCCATTCACTTGCAAGTTGTGTTAAGGTATAGCCTTTGTTGACAAACATATCTTCGCAGATTGGCTTGATTCGCTTTAGTTCTGCCCTGGTCCATTCCTTTTTATCGCCTGCTTTTTTTGCCATATCATTAGGTTTTATGCAAATAAACGAAGTGATTAATATGAATTAAAAAAATCATGTTACATATCTATCAATCAATGCAATACATGTATAAATGCTTGTTTTGCAAAAAGCTATAACATATTCTTGCATCCTCATAGCAAACGATAATGTAATGTTTAAGATTGAAAAGAAGGTCAACAAGGCAATACTAACCATCTACGGCTACGTGGGTGGATATTACATGGACTTTAGGGCTGTAGTTACAGCTCTTGATGCGATCAAGCGTGAAGGCTATAAACACCTTGACTTTCATTTTCACACCTACGGTGGCGATGTTTTTGATGGCAACCTGATTTATTTATTCCTTGCTATGTGGGAATATGAAATGGATATTTACATTGATGGTGTAGCTGCCAGTATGGGAGCGATTATAGCCACTGCCGGCAAAAAACCACCAATCATTGCCGAAAACGGATTTATGATGATCCACAGCCCTACTGGATCAGTTCACGGCAATAAAAAACAACTCATTCAGGGAGCAAAGCTGCTGGGAAGCATGGAAAAGAACTTCACCAGAAAACTTGCAGATATGACCGGCAAGGATGAAGCATTTGTTAGCAAATGGTTCGACGGCGTTGACTATTGGTTTGATGCCGATGAAGCCATATCACTCGGGCTTGCAAGAGAAAAGTTTGATCCAAAAAGCAAAATAACCCTTACAAAAGAAGAGCTTAATACCCTTGGTGCCAAGGGGGTGTATGACAGATTTACAGACCTTACTCAAAATTCAAATCATAAAAGTATCATGGACAAAGAAAAAGTGATCAAAAAGTTCAACCTCCAGGGCGTTACTGCTCAAAGCACCGAGGAAGAAATTGAAAATGCAATCCAGGCAAAGATTGACGCACCGCGTGCCGAAGCCGAAGCTGAAGCGATCAACCAGCTGGTAGGTGCTGCCATCAGCGAAAAAAAGATTACCGAGGCTCAGCGCGCTCACTACACCGACATAGGCAAAGCTATCGGCAAGGATAAACTCAAAGCAACCTTTGAACAAATGAAAGCCTATGAACCAATCACAGGTTCTCTCAAAGGAGGTGCATCAGGTGCAGCCGGTGGCGGCGATGATAACTGGAAGTGGGACGACTTTCAGGCTAAGGCTCCGGAAGTGCTCTCAGAGATGCCTAAGAAAGATCCGGAGAGATTCAAGAATCTTTACAAGGAAAAATACGGAAAACTTCCGGACTAAAGACAGTGAATCTGTAGTAAACAATTCATTTTTTGTATAACAAACCCTTAATTTTTTTTCAAATGAAACTAAAAATTGTTTTATCATTTTGTTTTGCCTTTTTGCTTAGCATTTTTGCCGGAGCAGGCATTGCACACGCCACAGGCTTGCCAACGGCCCCTGTTGTTGGCACACTCTTTACCGCCTCACTCGTTCCTCAGGACTTGGCCGGATCGTTCAGATCAGGCGTTTATAAGGAGGTGTGGACCGGCGAAGTTATTAAAGCTTTGGAAGCTGCTCAAAAGACCACGTTCCTGGAAGGAATACGCGACTATTCGCAATATGTTTCAGCTGTTGGAGACGAAGCGCAGGGAATACACATGACATATTTTGGTGTGGAACCAGAAGTGCTGATCAACAACACAACATATCCGATTGCGATACAGGAGCTTAACGGGGAAGATGTCATTATAACGCTCGACAAATATCAAACAAAAGCAACTCCTGTTACCGATGATGAGTTGTATGCGTTAGCCTATGATAAAATGAAAGTGGTCAAGGATGCACACGCCAATGCAATTTCCAAAACGAAGGTAAAAAAGGCGCTTCATAGTCTTGCGCCTGGCTCTAACACTGCTAAGATGCCAGTGATAGTTACAACAGGTCCAGACGATGGAACCGGTAGAAAACGTTTGACATATACTGACCTGGTTAATTTTAAAATAGCCCTGGATAATCTTGAAGTTCCGGAAGAAGGCCGTCGCCTGGTTTTATGCACCGACCATGAAAATGATTTGATGTTCCAGGATCAAAAGTTCAAAGATCAATACTATAATGCTTCTTCAGGCAAACCATACAGTCAACTCGGATTCGAGTTCCATAGCTTTATGACAAGCCCTTACTACAATCCGGCAACAAAAGAAAAATTAAGTTTTGGAGCGGTGCCAGGTGCAACAAGTCGCCGTGCAACGATCTTCTTCAGTCTTGAGCGGGCCTCAAAAGCCTCAGGATGGACAAAGATGTATTACAGCGAAGCGGCCAAAGACCCACAGATGCAAAGAAATCTGATCAACTTCAGACATCATTATATCGTGATGCCAACACGTGAAGAGGGACGAGGTGCAATTGTAAGTGCAAACGTTTAAGCCGATGAGCAAGAAAAAGCCGCAAAATGAAGCTGCAGCGGAGGGGGGAATGCCCCCTCCTGCAGCATTTTCGGAAGCTTCGGCTGCACCTGATGAAACCGCTGCTGCTGCACCTGATGAAACCGCTGCTGCTGCACCTGATGAAACCGCTGCTGCTGCACCTGATGAAACCGCTGCTGCTGCACCTGGTGAAACCACAACTGAAGCACCCGCCAAAACCCACACGGATCATGGGTATCTACTACTTGATATAATGTTCCATTACAACTGTGACAAGGTTTGGGTTAACAACAAAGGCGAAGTCTTCGTTGATGAAAACCTTGCAAATCTTTCGGTCAATCAACAGAAAAAAAGACTGAAAGTTTATACGAAGAGTCAAATAGAATCTTTAAAAGCTAATTAAATGGACGGTGTTAAACTTGTAATTGGAGTTGTTGGTCCATCCTCAACTACGATTGATAATACATGCGCTCTTCTGGTCAATGGCAACGAAATAGCTGCAGTGCAGGGATTCACGGGGCTGGAAAATGGTACGGTGTACTTAATCACGAACGTGGGGCAAGCCGAAGCGATGGGAATCACAAAGGCCTACGATTCAATAAATAAGATTCGTGTGCATCGGCATATATCGGAATTCTTCCGGATGGCCGGTGATGGCACAAAATTGTATCTTGTTGTTGGAGAGCCAGGATACACAATGGTTGAGCTTATTGAGCATTATGGTCAAAAGATCATCATTGAAAGCAAAGGCGAAGTGAGCTACATGGGCGTCGCATTCAATCCTCCGGAGCATTACGCAACGACTTATGTAAATGGGCTTGAAGAAACGATTCACAGCAGCATTCAGAAGGCTCAGGAGCTCTTTGAATGGAGTTGGGAGACCAACAGGCCTGTTTCGATCGTACTTGAAGGTCGCGGTATGAATAACGGTGCGGCAACGATGCTTAATCTTCGCAATATCACTATTGGAGCTGCATCGCTCAATGCGACGCATGTGCTTCTTTGCGTGGGCCAGGATTGGGATTATGCCGAAACACAGGATACCCGAGGAAAACTTTTTGCCGATGTGGGTACACTGCTCGGCACAAAGGCGTTCATTGGGGTGAACAGGGATATTGGCGAGGTTGAAGCGCTCAACTTGAGCAATGCGGTCAAAGGCATTTGGCTTACTGCCGGGTTGAGCAACCATCAAACAACCGCACAAATGGATGCTGATCTTAGCGTATTGGATGGTAAAGGCTATGTCTTTGGTGTCTCATACACAGGAATAAGTGGTTACAGGTGGAACGGTGATCACGTTTGCGCTCCTATTGTAGTAGATGATGATGGAAATATCAGCATCAGCACATTGGGACATGCTGCAACGATCAACAAAGCATCAAGAGAGATCCGGAAGATGCTGCTACTAAAGCTAAAGTCAACCGTTCCTGTTGATTCAAAAACAGGCTTTCTTCCAGCAGGTGTGAGAAAATGGCTTGAAAACATCGCTGATGCTGCTTTCACAAAGATGGGCAAAGCCGGTGAGATCAGCGATGGCAAAACGGCTGTTGATCCAACGTCTCAACTGCTCACAGGAGCCAAAGAACTCAAGGTATCGTTTGTGATCGTTCCAACGGCCACAATTGGCAAAATCAAAGGAACTATTAACCTTAAAACCACGATAAGCAATGGCACTGATCAATAAAAACGGCAAAGCCTATGATGCAGGCGATGTTTCGGTAACGTTATTTGGCCGGATGGATTATGAGGTTACGGAAGTAACTTATAATACTGACCAGCAACATCAGCCAAATTATTCATTAGGAAGCAACCGGATGACCTCTTTCTCTATGGGCAAAGTAACCAATACCGGTACAATTACCATGCGTCTTGCTTCTGCTTCTCAGATTGAAAAAGCAGCAGGCGGAAACCTGCTGGCAATCAAACCATTCCCAATCAACGTCACCTTCGTGAACGATGACAACGATATTATTAATGATACGGTTTTAGCCAAGTTCCAAAGCCAGGGCCGCGAGGTAGGTGGTGAAATGGATCTGAAGAAACAGTATCAATTGTTTGTGCTTGGTGTTGAATACAATAATCTGTAAAATGAAGAAAGATCAGATAACATTGCCGCAGGGCGTTACCGCAGAAATGGTTGCAGCCTGGAAGGAGCAGTTTGGTGCCGACAAAGTGAGGTTAGCCGAATTACCTCTGGATGATCAGGGCGAAAAAGTGATTGAAGTGGTTGTGCGTGTTCCAGGTCGAAAAGAACTTGGAGAGTTTGAAAAGTGGCTTGATCGAAACCCCGATAAAGCAAAGGAGATTTTGGTGAATGCCTGTCTTCTGACCAGAAAAGAAGAAGTGAAAGCCCAGGACGATTTGTTTCTGGCTGCATTTGATGCTATCAGCCAACTGTTGCCTATAAGAAAGGCTATCATAAAAAACTTATAGAAGACTATCCTTCGATTGATGTCAATATTGATGAGGATAGTCTGCAACGACAGCACAGCAATTTTATCCGCAAAGGGAATGCCTTGATAAGCTTTTATTTAGGCATTCCATTTCCGGAGATTTTAGATGATGAAACTTGGTTTGAAAAATACAGACAATTAGAATGGCTATCAGCCAGCGGAGTGTTAGGAACTAAAAAAAATGGCAGAGTTTAATCTACAGTCGGTTATTGAGAGATACCAAAGCGCTTTTGGCTATGTCGGCGGCAACTATGCCAAGGTTTTTGGTTTGATAGACACTTACAATCAAGATGCTAAAACTTCCGGAAGTTTGATCTCGAATTTTCCATTGTTTACTGTTCAATCTGTATATTTTACCGATGTAAGGCTCACAAGCGCTTCATCGGGCAAAGTCTATTATTTCGGACTCAAGTTTGAAGAGAAAAACTATGTGTGTCCGCCTGTGATGCTCCAGTTTGCGAGAGACAAACATGTAGTTGAAACACAGATTGACCGGTCAGAAATACATGTGATTGAATACTTTGGTTTGAAACCCTGGGAAATAAGTTTTCAGGGAATATTGATTGACCAGGAAGATCATCACTACCCTGGTGATAAGGTCACGAAAATAGCGGAGCTGTTCAGTCAGTCAGGCACTTTCAACGTTTCCGGAGAATTGTTTGCAAATCTTGGTATTACCGAAATTTTTATCAACAAAGATTTGAAGATAAATCATGTTGAAGGATATATTGACACGGTCAAGTTTTCATTCCAGGCTATCAGCACATTTCCACTCGAAGTAATTCAAAGACTCTGAGCCATGCATCTTGAACCATATTGCAATATTACGATTAACCAGTTGCTGTTTCGCAACGTTAATAAGGTTGTCATTGACAGATCGGTCAAAGAAACAGGCTCATCCGCCATGATTGTTTTACCGCGAAATTTCGCAAAGCTCAATGATCGATCTATTATTGATTTGATAAAGCATGGCGACAAAGCCGAGATAATATGTGGATATACAGGAACTGGGGAGGTTGACTTATTTAGTGGCTACGTTCGTAAAATAGAACGGTCGATACCATTGATCATTCATTTAGATGATGAGTTGTATCCACTCAAGCGAAACAATCATGTGCAAATTTGGGTAAATTCCAAACTAAGGACAATCCTGACGACAGTCGCTCCTGGTTACAAGATTACTTGTCCTGATGTATTGATTGGTAAAATTGAAGCAAACAATGAAAGCTCCTTCCAGATGCTCCGGAAGCTTCAGAACAATTACGGTTTTTTTACCAGCATACGCGATGGTCAGCTCAATTGTGACTTTCCTTTTGATTTTAAAGGATCGTTAAATGTACATCAATACCAACTTTATAATTGGCCTGTTAAATCGCATAACCTCACCTACTCATCCAAGGAAGAAAAGAAAGTGCTTGTAAAAGCAACTTCACTGCAATCGACAACCGGAAAGAAAATAAGCTATGATGCAGGCGATAAATCCCCTGGGGCAACAGTGATAGTTCTTAACCTTCCGGGGATGAGTGCCGAAGATTTGAAAAGATATGCCGAAAGCTGGTATAGCACACTCTGTTATGATGGTTTCAAAGGCACAATAACAGGCTTTGGAACATCCGTAACAATGCCTGGTGACACGCTCCAGATCAACGATCCGCAGGAAGGAACATCAGGAGCCTACATGATCGAATCAGTCAAAACGATTTATGATCTGAAAGCAGGATACTACAGGGAAAACAGGATAAGCTTTAAAGTATGAGTTTAGAACGAGTTATAGAAGAAGCTATCCGGAAGGTCTCGCGAGATAAGTGC